GGGAGCGGACTCCCCAAAGCTACTGATATAAGTAAGCAGTTGGATAAAGGGCATAAGAGGAAGGTTGTTGGAAAGATGAAGAATCCTGCAACAGCAAAGGAAGGAACATTTAATTGTAGCTTTGATGAAGATAAGGCTGTTATCACAGAACCAGCAACAGAAGAAGCAAAACTATGGAACGGTTGGAAATCACATGGACTAAAACCAGCTTACGAACCTATCATAGTAGCTATGAAACCCAATGACGGAACATACGCTAACAATGCTTTAAAACATGGTGTATCAGGACTGAATATAGATGGTGGGAGGATAGGAACGGAGACAATTAAAACAAGTGGAGGAAGAACTCCTGAAGAACAGGAAGACAAGAAGAAACAAGGCTTGATGGGTAGACTTAAATCAACAGAGGCACTAAACACCGAACACACTGGCAGATTCCCAGCAAACATAATCTTAGACGAAGAAGCAGGAGAGATGTTAGATGAGCAGAGTGGAGACAGGAAAAGTTCTATGACTCCAAGTAAAACTGATAGAAAATGGAAACAGGGAGAGGATTCTATTTTTCATGGACAGGCAAGTACAAGCTATACCGACAAAGGAGGAGCTTCAAGATTCTTTTATTGTGCAAAAAGTTCAAAACGTGAAAGGAATGAGGGGCTTGACAGTACCCTTACAGTAAAATATAATAGTGGTATATGCAAAGAAGAAAACATGGCAGTGGTTCAGTTACTAAAAAAGGCTACATACGATACGGAAATCGTGAGTTTCAACATAGACGAGTCTGGAGAAAACATCATGGGGCTGTGCCACAGGGATTCTTTATCCACCATATTAACGGGGACAAACAAGACAATAGAATTGAAAACCTTGAACTCGTTACAGCACTTCATCACAAACGGATTCATTCAGGGTGCGAACTTCGAGGTAAAGATTGGTGGAAACCCTGCCGAAAGTGTGGAGAGTTTAAGCAAGTATCTAAAGAATATTACAAACGGAAAGACGGAATCAGCCCTTGGTGTAAGTCGTGCTGTATTGAAAATGCTGTCGCTAATAAAAGAAAAAGAAAACTGGAAGCCACTGACAAACATACATAGCACAGTAAAACCTCTAGCTCTTATGGAATACCTAGTGAAACTAACAGCAACACCTACAGGAGGGAAAGTTTTAGACCCATTTCTCGGTTCAGGCACTACAGGAATAGCCTGTAAGAATCAAGGTAGAGACTTCATAGGAATAGAAATGGATGAGGAGTATTTTGAAATTGCTAAGGCTAGATTAAAGTGGTATAATGGAAGTCTTCACTCGTAGTAATCGTGGGAATTTATTAGCTAAACAATCCATATATGGGAAGAAAAAAGAAAGAGGAGGTCGCTCCTGCTCAAGACGTTGAAGATGCACAAGGGAGTGGTGAAGCAGAAACGCCGAGAACAGACTGTCAATTTTGTGGAAGAACAGACTGTTGCAACATGAAGGGGTAGAGGGTATAATAGGAGAGGACTTCCAAACAAACTAGCAAAAGGCACGTTTCGAGAGACTCGTGCTTTTTGCTTTATCCACATATCACTTGCGCTAGTGTGGTGTTGTATGTATAATAAAATCATCAGAAGACTTTTTTGGTTGCACCGACTCCAGATGCGACCTATTTTCATAGGCACATGCCAGGTAAAGGAACGAACATAGCTTCAGGTTTCTTATCTCTTGGTGCTGACATAAACAAACGCAAGGGCGAGAAATCTATTGAGTTTGAGGAAGGTGTTGTTTCGGACAAACTTCCAGAACTCACACTAGACAAGCCCAACAAAGACCTAATCAAGCTCGCCAAAGACTGGGAGAAGATTTGGGTACACTCGTCAGCTAAGACCAAGTGGGAAGAACAAGGAAAGGAAAACGAAGAGTACTGGCTCGGTAAGCACTTTGACATACCAACTGTTTCAAGGGGAAACAAACGAAATCGTCCAATGATGGACAATGTAATCTTTGAAGCACTAGAAACATATTTACCACAAGCAACTAGACGCAACCCCGACCCTCTTATAATGCTTCACCCTAGCGAAGAGGACGAACAAGGCAACGCAAGAGAACCTGCATTTGAACCTTACGTGAGCAAAGTAAAGGCACGACTCGCAGACTTGGCAGATGAGAACAAGTTACGTTTGAAGCTAAAGAAAGCAACTCGATTCTGGGCTGTTTACTTACTAGGTGTTGCAAAGATGGGGTGGGACTTTGATAGAGATATACCCATTGTACAAATCGTAAGACCCAAGAAGATATTGCTAGACCCCGAAGCAATCATTGACGAAGATGGATACTCTGGAACAAGAATAGGAGAGTATCGAAAGATGCAAGCTGGGAAGCTAAAGCGAATCATTGAGAGTGACCCAAGCGCAGGAAGCGAAAAAGCTATTAAGAAAATTGACTTTATTACCAAAGGGGAAGACGCAACTGAAGTACAGTTTATCGAATGGTGGACACAAGAGTTCTTCTTTTGGAAACTAGACAACACAATACTGCTCAAGAAAAAGAACCTACACTGGAACTACGATGGTGAGGAAGAGGTTGAGGGAGAACCAGAGATTGACGAATTTGGCGAGGAACAACCAACCACAGAGTTACAAGAGACTAAAGGAATCAATCACTTCACAGTTCCTAAGATGCCTTACATATTCCTGACTGTGTACAATCTAGGCAAGCAACCAATGGACGACACCTCACTTATTGGACAAAACCTAGCAATTCAAGATGTAATCAATAAGAGAAATCGCCAAATAGACAAGAACGTAGATAGCATGAATGGTGGAATGGTGGTGTCTCTAGCGCGTAGTGGACTTACTAAAGCACAAGCCACAGGAGTTACGGAAGCACTTAGGCGTGGTGGAACTGTTGTAATACCAGATGGAACTCCACGTGATGCCGTTGACAGAATGACAGCCCCAGGATTACCTGCTGATGTGTTTAATCACTTAGTAGATTCACGCAATAGATTACGAGACATATTTGGTACTAGTGGCTCATCTCCAGCTGGCATATCAAGCGAAGATACAGTACGTGGAAAGATTATAAACAAAACACTTGATACAGATAGGATTGGTGGTGGAGTAAGTGAATACCTAGAACAATTTTCAGACGACATATACAACTGGATTGTACAACTACTTTATGTCTATGACGACGACTTTCAATTTATCGAAGGCGCCAGACCACCAAAGATAAGTGTATCCGTGAAGGAAGGCTCATTGCTACCAAAAGACAGCACGACCATTGCTAACCAAGCGATTGAGTTAGCAAACGCAAACAAGATGAGTACCATTGATTTATATAAACGACTAGAGTACCCAAATCCAGAAGAGTTAGCAGCCAATTCATGGCTCGAAGTAAACGCACCACACATTCTTTTCAAAGACAACCAACTAGTGCAAGAGGCACTACAAGGTTTGGCGCAAGCAGCGTCTGAAGAAGAGGCAAAGGCTAATGCACCCGAAGGTGGTGGTAAGCCAGAGGTGGTGGAAGAAGGAGAGTCAACAAGTGGCTCGATACTTTCAAACGTACAAATTTAGTTCTTTATTAAAAAATAAGCCGTCGTTGGGGGCATACAATACTCATCGGAATAAATAATATGGAAAAAGATTTATCGACGCAGTTCGAGAAGGAGGGGCGAGAGCTTCCAGATTCTACGGACACAGAGAATGAAGACTCTGCTGACTCGTCATCAGAAGAAACAAACACTGAACAGACCCAGTCGGACGAGGGGGAAGATACAAACTCGGACGAAGAGACTACCCAAGACGCTAAAGATGGTGACGAGGGTGAAGACAAAGATGACAGTGAAAAGGAAGAGGGTGAAGAAGGTAAAAAGGATAGAGGATTTGCAGACGACCCTCGCTGGAAAGAGCGAGAGGACGATTGGAAAGACCGCTTTAATGCCCAAGAAGAGCGTCACGCTAGCGATATAAAAGATATACGCGACGACTTCACTAATCGCGAGAAGAAAGACGAGCGACCACCACAAGAGGACATTGTTGTTCCTACTTGGTGGGGAGGAGATGAAGATGGCTACAAAGCCTACCTTGCAGACCAAGACGCGCGCGACAAGCGAATTAGAGAAGGCGCAACCAAAGACGCTAGTGAAAGAACACAAGCAACGACAGACGAGCAACAAAAGGCTACCGATTACCTAAATGATGAGGTTGAGAAGATAGAGAAGACTGGCGAGAAAGTTGACCGCAATGCTCTTGTTCAATTTGTGATGGACAATGAGCTAGTGGACACAAAAGGACGATGGAACTACAAAGCAGCCCACTCGCACATGAAGGCTCTTGCCGACAACGAAACGAAAGCTAAAAAGCCAAAATTGAAAGACAAGACGGATAGAAAGGAGCTTGCAGGAGCAACTAAGTCAGACACAAAATCTGAACCCAAAGCCAAAAAGCACGCTACCAACGAAGACTTCAAGGGTAAAAACTGGAACTCTATCGGGTAGCACAAACATTACAAATTAAATAATTATTAGAAATATGGCAGAATTATATGGACAGAGGATTCAAACTACAGTACAGCAAAAATACTTGCCGTTTGTGGTTGACACAATCCTTAACTCTAATGTGTTTTTCCAACGAATAGTACGCGCTGCAGTAAAATGGAGTGGTAGGACTATCCGCATGCCAATTAAAGTAAGTAAGAACACGACAGGACAATCGTTTTCTGGATTTGACACATTCTCTACAGCAGCAACAGACAATCGCCAATACCTAGAGTACACACCGACTTTCTATCAAATTACAGTAGCACTTCCTGGCGATGAAATGTCAGTAGCAGACACAGAGGACAAAATCTTGAACCTAATGAAGTTAACTATCCAATCAGACACAGAAGATATGGCAGACGACTTGGGTACTATCTTCTACGCAGACGGAACTGGAAACAGCTCTAAAGACCCTCTTGGACTTGCAGCGATTGTAGACAATGGAGACAGTGTTGCTAGTATTGGAGGACTCGCAAGGTCAACATACACGACACTAAAATCTACAGTTACAGCATCTAGTGGAACTCTTACACTTGCAAAAGTGGACACACTTTGGACAGCTATCACATCAGGCGCACAAAAGCCTACCGTTGCTTACACGACAGAAACAGTATTTAACCTTTATGGACAGCTACTCCGACCACAAGAAAGAATCAACAAAGACGCTTCGTTTACAAAAGGTATTCAAGCAGGCTCAGGATTCACGGGACTTGCTTACATGGGTAAGTCAATACTTGCAGACGAAAAATGTACGTCTGGCGCACTTATATTCTTAAATGAAGACTTCGTTGACTGGTATGGTCTTCCTTTCTTCGGCGCTAAACCAGTTCAGTACAAGAACCAAGTTGAGGGTAACGATTACCCAGCTCCTATGGGATTAGGATTCTCATGGAGTGATTGGATTATTCCTGCGAACTCTGGGTCAGTTGTTGGTCACATCTACTTTGGAGGCAACCTATTAACTGGAAACCCTAAAAGGCATGGTAAGTTGACAGGCATTACAAGCATCTAATCACCAAAAATATGAGTAAAGAAATAAAATGGATACTTGCACTAGCGGTTGTAGCAGCTTTCTTTGCTGGGGCATTTGTAGTCAATCAATATTTTGGTGACGAAGGTGTAGCGT